GGCTCCAGCACCCATCCGCGATAAAAAAGGGTTCTCAAACCAAAAAGGCAGCCGGGTTATCCCAGCTGCCTTTTTATCACCGCACACCGGAAGATTATCCGATCGAACCTTCCATCTCGAACTTGATAATTTCTACTTATTATACTGTATCATCGAGTTCCAGAAAGCCCGATTTTACGGGCTTTTTCTGTTCCGACTTTTCATGATTTATCACTGCTTTTCAAACAATTGTGGGCAGATTGTGGGCAAACAAATCCCCCTGGCAGTGCTTCCGCACGCGGGCGGTCCTGCTTGTGCTGTTGAGTTTGTTTGCTTCTAAAATAAAAAGGCAGCGTATTATCCCTGCTGCCTTTTAATCATCTCTTCAATCGCCTGGACAATAAAGGCGTTTCTGCTCATCCCCGCTCGCCGGGCCGCCTCGTCGATCCGTTCACGATCACCTTTGGGCACCCACAACTTCACTTGATCATAATGCGCCGTGTTGTATTTGTTTTTTGCCCGAGTAGCCGCTTTCCCCTTTTTCTCTTCCATTGAAACCATCTCCCTTATAGCCTCATTTTACCACAGAAAATATACTGGTACAAGTATAAAAACGCTTGACAATATACTGGTACCAGTATATAATCGAAGTAGAAAGGAGGTGAACGAAACGATGGACAGGTTGGTCCTTCAGGCTCTCGAAAAACTCCAGCGCCGCGAACACTTCGTCCGGGTGCTCCACTACCAACTCGTGACCGGGCGGATCACCCAGGATGAATATCAGCGGAGGCTGGAAGAGATCGAGAACCGCCACCGCCTGACGGCAGAAGAAAGGCGGGCGTACGAAAAGTACACCCGCCAACAAGCCAAAGGGAGGTGACACTCCGAGGGGCACCCGAGGCCGCGGGTGCCTCTTCCCTTTTCACGCACGTTTTCTACGCCGGCGCGGGACATTCTTCATCACGTACCGCCCGGCCTCGACCTCATCGACCAAATGGAAAAACAGGTCGTGGTCGGTGGCCCAAATGAGTGGGATGATGAGGTTCCCGCGCATGACGTAATCCAAGTACGCAATGCGCATGGCGCGTCACCTCAGCTTCATCATACCAGAACGGATATACTAGTGCAAGTGCATCCGTTGGCACCGGCCGCCCGCACCGCGTGCAAACGAACACTCGCGGCCGCCGTCCCGGCTCCAGCGGGGGCGCATGTTGGTACGGCATTCGCACGTTGGAACGCCGTAGATTGGGGTCATGACTAATCACCTTATTACGAACAGTTGTTCTTATAATCATAATCATATGGTTCCTTGGCTCGTTCGTGCAAGAAAACCACCACATCAGGAATCATTTTTGAAGCACTAAATAAAACGTTCGTGAAAAGTCGTGAAAACAATTGACTTCCTGCGACACGTTGGTTATTATCTACAGTACAAAGAGGGGGTGGGAATTGTGAGTAGAACCACTTTTTTATATGCCACTCCAAGTTTTTTGTTGGGTATGGCAGCCGTGCTTGATATGGGTGCTACATTGACCGTTTATAATGAATCCAGAAGTCCAGAAGAAGCTGACTTCAAAGCCATTTATTCAGACTGGGTTGCAACAGGTGATGACATTTCTTCTGCTTTGAACAAGTGGGGGAATATGATTGAGCAAAAAGGATAAACCTGCTAAAATTCCCCAACAGCAGGCTATTGCCGCCCGACGAGAAGTTGCTGTTTCATATCATCACTCCGGTCCTCTCCCAGATCCCGTAACATTCGAAAAATACGAAATGATTCACCCTGGTTCTGCTGAAAGAATTTTGAGAATGGCCGAAGAACAATCGGAACATCGAAGGAAGTTAGAAGATATTGTAGTAAGAAGCCGAGCAAGAGACAGCTTGTTAGGTGTTATTTTTGCATTTTTATTAGGACTAACTGTAATAATTTCAGGAACAATTGTCATAATTAAAGGTTATCAAGTCAGCGGCACACTTTTAAGTGGTGCTGGCTTAGTTGGTTTGGTAGCCGTTTTTATTTATGGTACCAGAAGCGCGAGAAAAGAACGAGAAAGTAAAAATTTTTAACCCCGCCCAGCCACACGGCCAGGCGGGGATTTTCACTTCTTTCCGATTCCAGCCATCCGCGCCGCCAGCGCGATCGCTTCCCACGTTTCCGGCAGCTTCTTTCCGTCCGGGTCGTTGATGAGGCCGCCCAGGTCCGCGCTGCCGAACTCCCGCACAAACCATGCCGGGGCAGGGATGGGCTCCTGCTTTTTCTCGAGCTCGGCCACCTTCTTCTCCAGCGCGGTAATTTTCTTCTGCAGTTCCTGCAGCACCCGTTCCACCTCCTTGTCATAACGGCTGAGACCGTATGTCCGCATGATGTTTTTTAGCTTCGCCGCGTATTGCGGATCGGTCGCATACCCGCAGGCCTGCAGCATGTCCGCCTGCTCATCCGGCGTTTTTGCGGCCCGGACGCGGGCGTAACGGGAAGACTGGAATAGCAGATCCTGATCCCGGAAGCAATCCTCGATCGACCGATACGCCCGCCAGTTGGCCGTTGTGTCCACCTGGTAGCCGTTGATCACTTCCCAGGTGCCGGTGCGCACGCTGGAGCCGTCCCAGTATTGATTCGGCTTCCCGCTGCCGACTTTCAGCCCGACGAGGTTATTCCAGCTGTGGATGTTCCATCCGGTCTCATGCGCCGCCTGCGCGATCCGGAGGCTCGCAAAGATCGGCGATCCTTCAAGGCGAAGCTGGACAGCGACTGGGGCGACGACGGCAATGAAGTCAGCTGGTTTCAGTTTTGCCATCTTCCGACACCTCCGGCAGACCCGCAAGGCTCGTCAGATAGCTCATGATCGTAGCCAAGAGCACCGTCCCGCCAACCACCCGCCAGTCCACTTCGGAAAACACCGTCGCCGCGCCGATGGCGCCGATGGCTGCCTGCGCCGCCGTCCGGACCGCGCGGATGGTAGCGGCCGCGAGCCATTTTTTCACCTTTCCATTCATCCGTCACCCCTCCCCTCCAGCCGGTCAATCCGGCGATGTGCAGATTTCGCGCTTTCCTCCACCCGGGCGACGCGCTCCACCAAGTCAGCGTAGTCCTGCCGCATGAGGCGGATTTCCACGCGCATGTCGTCCACCGCCTGCCGGATATAGTTCACGCTGGCACGCAGCTCGCCGTCCTTCGCCCCGTCCTGCCGCACGGTCCGGGACCGGCCGAGCCAGCCGAGCACGATGCCGCTGATGGCCGCGGCGGCCGCGATTACAGCGGTCCAGTCCATCCACATCCCCCTTTCTGAGGTCAAAAATAAAACCGCCTCATTCGGCGGTATCCCCATCCAGCATGGCCTGCACCTCGGCGCGCCACCGCAGCGGCACGTCGTCAATGGTGCGCAGACCCTTTTTGATCAAATCGTAGTAGATTTTTGCCACGTCACTCGTCACCTCCCGCGATTATCTCGGCCAGCTCGGCGAGGGCGAGGTGGATGGCGGTCTTGTCTGCTTCGATTGCTTCCGCGAGCTCGGCCACTGCCAGCTGCAACTGGGTTATGGGGTCGGAGAGCGGATCAGGTTCCGGCATCGGCGGGATTCCCTCGTCAAGGCATTCTTTGATATAAAGGCCTGTTTCCGGATCTTCAGTCACACGATACTGCTTCCCGTTTTCTTCGATAATTTTGGTCGTGATTGCCATACCCTTCCCCTCCGTCATGGTGTGCCCGCAGCGAGCCTGTAGCGTACCGTCGCACTAAGCGCGGCGCCTGTTTTCTTGATCTCGACTTTTACCGAATTTTGAAAATAAATAGGATCTGAGACGTCGCCGACTAGGTTGTTGGCGCCTCCATATGGACGAACCAAGTAATTAAGAGACATGTTCGCCGTCGTGTTGGATTGAGCAGAAAATTCGTCCGATTTTCCGTCAACCGTGACCCTCATGTAAAAGACATGGCCGGGGCCGTTGTTCGAGACTTGGGCCTGTACAAATTCGAGGCGCCCACTGACCCCCGAAATATCGAGAACCGTATAATATGCATTGTTTTGTTCACTGGTTAGGCTCAAAGTCGCCCCGCGTAGCCGACCGACCGGGAAAACCGCTGCCACCGGCTCCCACTCCCCTTTCTGCTGATTCCATCTTTCCACGGTCCCGTTGTGCTCCCGAAGCGTAAGGCCGTTTTGTAACCTGGTATCCACGTACTGCTTCGTCCGTTGCGGCGTCATAAACCTGTTCGCGGCCGTTCCTGCCTCCGCTTCGGCTTGCGATGCGGTCGGGTAGTTATCCACGCTGCCGAGGCCCACTTGCTGTTTTGTGACGTTGTGAGGGTTGTCGGTGCGGCTGGCGTGGGTTGAGATAGCGGAGGCGGCCCCGTCTGCGGTGGCTGCGGCTGCTTGCAGACCATTTTCAATTTTGTTGAGGTTCGTCGCGTTCACCGGCGTGCCCGGCTCGTAGATTGTCCCCGGCTCCGGTATCAGCGTAATCGTGCCGTCGCCGTTGTCTTGCATCCGGTATGTGCGCGGCTTTTCGACCACACGGTCTTTCCACTGTGTAGGCGTGTAGGCCATCAGAAAATCTCACCATCCTCGCCAGCATAAAAGGTGCCGCAGTATTTGAGAGTGTCGAATGCTTTCAAAATCAAGTCATGCAGCAGTTGCAAATTCCTCTCCAATCGGTTCGCATCTCGATAGTCGAACGGTTTGCCTGATGCCCAGTTCGTTTTCGGAGTTTCCCATCCAACCGGTTCAAAAAAATTGTCGGCAAGGGTCTGGATATTCGCTTCAATCCGGTTCATGCTATCGTAAAACTCGATGCGTCGCATGTCGCGGTTCGTCACGACCGTAATTGTGACAGGTTGGCCGCGATACGACGTTAGCAGGGATGCGATATATTCGCTGTTGGACTCTACCCGGTTCAAGTCGGCAAAATTGTAATAGTCCGATTCTTTCCAGTCCGTTTTCGGGGTGAGCCACGGCATTATATCGCCCCCTTGCTTTTTGTCTTGCCTTGTAGCGCGCCGCCGTACTCAAACTCCTGCGATATGATCCGGCTGGATTTGTTTGCTCCATATACGTCCTCGACGGTCACAATATCACCCGGCTCCAGCGCCGGATTCTGGCGCCAGTTTACTTCGTATAGCGCACGGTTTTGAGACTCAGCCAGTATCCATTCCGCCACGGCCTGCGCATGCGCCTGGCTGTTGATCAGCGTGTTTTCGACTTTCAACGTCGCACCGCCAGCCACGGGGCCGTTTGCGACATACGTACCGGCCACGGTTTCCGCATCACTGTAATAGTTGACTTCGACGCGGCTCACTAATCGGTCGAGGTTGATTTGCGGTTCCGCATACATTTGATCCAGCTCAATCGTGTGCGCTGGTGGAGTGTCGCTCAGACGGAGAATGTTAAAAAAATCATCCCTGCCAACGAACATCACGCACCGACCAGCAACCGCAATATTTTGCAACAGCTCACGGTACGTCTGCTTTTTGTAAACGCCGAGCGTTGAGGCGCTCGCCAGCGCCGGATCAAGGCGGTACTTTTCGAGTCCAATTGCATTTATCAGTGACAACGCCAGCTCATGCAGATTCGTGCTCCCGGGCGTCAGGTTTTCGACCTCAACAGCCGGTAAAAAGTCAATCCGGTTCCTTGCGGTAAAGGTCGCCGTCAGGCTACCCTCGTCGCTTTTCCAGTCTGCCAAAAAGTACAGCCCCATATTGACCCACTCGTATGTGTTCGGGCGCACCTCCACGCCAAACTCAACCACAGCCGCCTGACGCTCCTGCAAAAACTTGTACGAGCCCTGCGGGTTGAGGATATTGAACTCCCGATTGCTGTTGTCCACCACAAATTTGAGCTCGTTTGCCGGGACTTGGGCGCTGATCGGGTCGATTTCCTCCAGCAAGTTAACGCGGAAAAGGTTGTCATCACCATATACCCGCACAACGCCAAAGCTGACCTCCGTCACCTTCGCCCGGCGGTATGGCTTGCACCACTTGAGCAGGGTTATGGTGATCCGGCGATAATTTGCGATCTGCTGATTGTCGATTACCCAACGCGCCCGGTCATTGCCGCGCACCTGTTTGCTCCAAATGACGTTACCAGCGCCGTCATAGGCAACGGCATCAAAATCGACCGCATACTCCCCGGCAGGCTCGTCAAAGGTGATCGTGAGGCCAATAGAGCTATGCGGATCATCAAAAATAAAATCCATCACCTGCGCAGGGCTAAATGTGCCGTCGGAGCCGCTCAGTACGCCAGAATACCAACCAACTTCAAAACCCGGCTCTGTCGTCTTCGGCGGCAAAACAAAAGAGCCGTCAAGACGCCAGTAGTCCGGCTCAAAAGTGGCATACGCCGGACGGTCCCTCACCTGATTGTGCATCTGATCCTTGCGGCTGATCTCTGCCTCGCTGGTAACGGTAACGGATGCATCATCTGCCGCTGTCACGTCGCTGATGTCAAAGGTGACGCGGGCTGATGTGCGGCGCGATGGTGAGTATATGGCTTGATCAAATTCCGGGGATGTTGTGATCATGCCGTATCACCTCTCGATCAGGTTAAAGGCAACGTCTTTCCAGCGCACGACGCCATTTTGGTAATCAATCGCCCCTGCTTTGCGGTCGCCAACATAAAAGGTTCCGGTCCGCATTGTGCCGTCTTGCGGATCGGGATATTCGACCGTAAAAAAGACCGGAGAGACAGCCTGCAAAAGCCGGCTCAACCGGTCTTTGTCGAGATAATTCCAAGTCAGTTCGAGCTTACGCTTTGTGGCGATTCGCTCAATTATGATCGTGCCTCTTGCGTTGCGCTCGGCTTTAGAGAGGTCCATCACCCCCGCCGTGTAGCTAGACGGCGTGGGGATTTGCACACCGTCAATCTTTATCAAATCGCCCACCTCCGTCATACAGTCTTAATCACGGCCGGTCCGCGCCGCTGTTGCTCTTGCTGTTGATACGGGTACATCACACGGGCCAGAGTCGTACCATCGATTTGGATGACGATTTCTCGGTCGGACTCCTGTCCGTCTTGCGCAGCTTGTTGCGCCGCCACAACAGCCGTCCCAATCGCGCTGGCCAAGGTGTCCACAAAGGATGTATCTTCCAGCGGGATCACGGCTTCTTTTCCGGCTTCGCCGATCATGGCAAGAGTCGGGCCGTATACGATGCCGCCGGACGCGAATGCCGGCACAGTGGCGCCACTTTTGAGGAGACCAGATATCCACTGCAAAGCATCATCGAACCATTTGGATGCCTGGCTGACCACACCTCTTGCGGCCGATCCTGCGCCAGCCATGCCAGCGCCCGGGACAATATACGGTGCAGCAGCCTTGGAAAATGGAGCTGTCTTGTCGGAGAGCCAATCCAATCCTTGGAGCAAGTATCCGATCACTGGCAGGTCTCGACCGGGGAGATCGCTGGTCACGTTTTTTGGCGTTACAACTTCGCCCACTTTTTCAAGACCGGCACGGAAAGTCAATCCAGCTTCCGCGAGTGCAGACAATGCTTTTGATTTGATATCTTGCAGGCTCGGCACGGCTCCACCAATCAAGCTCTGAAGCGTCATCCATGCGGCTATGGCATCGTTGATTTTTTGGATGATCGGGCTGATTTTTTGCTCGGCCGCGGCTCGCATGCTCTCAAGGGCAGTAGACCAAGACGATTTAACACTGTCTAGTGTCGGGATCAGGCTGAACAGCGTCACTCCAAGACCGGCCCATTCCAAAGCAAAGCCCGGGCGGAAGTTCCGCAACTCACTCAGTACGTACGCAAGAGAATTTTTCCATTCCTCGCGTACAAATCCGAGCGGCAGTTCGATGGATTTGATTTCATTTTTCAGCGATGACCAGTCCGCCTCTATGAGCGGACGATGACTTTGAAGCTCCGCCAGCATACCAGCCAACACCGTACTCCATGCCACGCCAACATTGAGCGTGGGCGGTACAATGCTGTCGATCGACGACCGGAAACCGCCGAGCTCCGCGTTGAGTTGCGGGAAGGTCCCCTGGGACACCCCGAGCATGGAAGCAAGCGTGCTCGACCATATCGCGCCGAGGTTGATGATCGGCGGGACGGTCACGCCCAAGCTGGATTGAAACCCAGTCAAATGCCCATTCAAAAGCGGGAACGTTGCGGCCGCGGCACCGAGCATTCCGGCGAGCAATCCGCTCCAACGCGGTCCAATCGGAGCCAATCCGTTGGCAACGTCTGCGTTCACATCATTCAGCCACTGAGCCATTTTGGCCCGGGTCTCCCGCGTCAAATCGTTGATTGTGGCGAGTACATTCGTCACGACCGCGCCTAGCCCGGCATCGGGAGGGCGCGGCGGGTCGAATTCGATGCGATACCGCTTCGTGAGTGCGGGCGGGACCTCGGGCCAGTCCCAAATTACGCCGCCGGAGGGTGTTCCTGGCGGTGTGGGAAATCCACCGCCGCCACTGCTCCCTGTTCCGCCTTTTGATCCGTCGCCGAAATCACCGAGCTGATTGATTTCGTCGAAAGCCGCGAGCTGTTTCACTGCTTTTTTCGCGGATTCAGCCAGATCATCATACGCATCGCCCTGATCGTTGATAGCGTCCGTTGCCTGGTTGGTCCCCCGCGTCATTTCATCATAGTCCCATCCCCTGATGGCATAGAAAAACCGAGCGAGTTGCTCGGTCACCCAGGCGAGGGACTCGCCGAAACGTGTTAACGCCGGGAGAACGGCATCCCAAAGCGGCAGAAACATCTGGGACAAATGCAACTTCACATCTTTGAATTGCTCGAGCAGTCTTTCTTGCTTCGTCATCACGTTTTGCTGCAGCTCATTGCCATAGCGCTTATACGTCTGCTCCAGGATAGCGGCCAGACGGATCTGCTGTTGCTGTTGGAATGTAAGCTGACTCCACGACTTGTCACCAGCGAACTTTCTGAATGCTTCGGTCGACTCGATCATCGAGATGTTCACGTACACGCCGAGGTCTTCGATGGCTTCCGTCGATCCGAGCATACCGGAACGAATCCGGTTGAACACGTCATCAATATCCCGTCCAGTATATGAAGCGATCACTCGGGTAGCGTGAACAAGGTCTTGGGTAGACTCTTGAAGCTGTTTCGTGTCGCTGATGAAGGATGCGAGCAAATTCCCGTAGGTCGCGCCGAGCTCAGCGGCGGTCTGCTTCGCCAGACCTTGAGCCTGTGCCCAGTCCATATAGGCACGGGCACCCTCGCGGAGCGTGATGTTGAGTCGGCCGATATCGGCTTCGAATTTCGCGGCGGTTTGGCTGGCTTTGTACAATCCGGCGGAAAGAAGCGCTACCGCCGTAGTCACGCCCGCAACAGCAATTCCTGCCGGCCCAAGAGCAGCCGTCACTCCGCCGGCGGCCAATGCGAAGTTTCGGAGCCCAGAGGTTGCAGCGCCGAGTGTCGGACGTATGGAAGCAAGCGCGGCCGCTATCCCGCCCAGACCCTTAGAGCCGCGAATTTGCGAAAGGGAGGAAGTGACCGTCCGGCCGAGATTGCGGAATTCAGTCGTGATCCCGCCGATTCCTTTTGTGCCGGAAATGGTTCTCGTCGTCCTGGTTGCGTCATTTTTGAACCGGTTCAGTTCCCGCGTAGCGTTTTGCATGGTCTGGCGCGCTGCGGAGAAGTCTGCGCCGATCCGGATCATGAGGTTACGTACAACGGCCACGCTCGGTCACTCCTTCCCTTCAAGATTTGCCATGAATCGCTTTGCAAAGGCCAGCATTTCTTCGGGTGTTTGTGCTCGTTCAGGCTGCTGGTTTTTCCGCATGTCCTCCAACACTGTTTTCAAACTGGGCAATTTTTTAGCCCGGTAGAACCTGGCTGTGTTGTATGCGTGGACGATGGCAAACTCAAGTTCTTGTCGCCGTTTCTCGTTGTATTCTTGGATGTGCAACCACAGCTCTCGCGGTGTCATCCTCTCCCAATCGTGAAGACTGACACCGACACGGATTGCTACGCGCTTCGATTCTTCGAAGTCGAACGGACGCTTTTCTTCGCCTTCTGATCCTGGGGGTCGTTTCCCTCCAGTTCCTCCGGCTTAGCGCCGAATGCGGCCGCAAAGGCCTTTCCAACGGATTCAACGATGTGCCGGTAATTCGGCGCTTGATCGAGAAGGTCTTCCATCTGCTCCAACTTGAGCGCTTCCCCGTTTTCCTTCGCGTCGTGAAGCAAGCCGCAATAAACCAATTTCTCAACCATATCAAAATCGTTGAATCCTTCATCTTCGATTTCTTCGAGCGATTTTCCGGTCAGCGCAACAAGCGTCTTGAGTGCTTTGTGTCCAAATCGCAGTTCTCGCGGACGGTCGAGATGGATAATCACCAAATCGCTGTTGTTTTTGCTCATTGATATTCATTCCTTTCAGTAGATTTTTTTGGAAAACTGTCTTATCCTAAGGGTGAGGTGGGGAGTATGGACATTTATATCTGCCCGATGTGCAAGCAGGAAAATGGCGAGCATCAGAAATACTGCCTGAATTGTGGTAAGTGGCTGCTCGACCCCACATTTCCGGCCATAAAAAAGGAAAAGCGCAAGAAAAAATCCCGCAACTATTTTGGGGCCATCATGCTAATCTTGGCCGCAATCGGCGCATATTGGTTTTTATCCAACGGCGGGACACTTGCCGTTCCTGTAAGCAAAATGTACTACGATCCGATCGAAAATGAGTATTTCCGATTCTCGCAACTCGAAATAACCAATAGCTCAGTTTCGTCCATACCCATAGACTTTGAAGTCAAAAAGGACTTCGATCATCCGATTGAAGTCGTCGCCGTTTTTTACGATGGAGAAGGAAACCGAATTGCTAGGGCATCCACAATCATCACCCGAAAATTGACGTCTGGGTATGAAACCACGCTTGTCCTCAAGCTGGACAACCCGGCGAACTTGATAAAATCGCGCAGTCTTCGCATAGAAACGAATCCATTGACCCCGTTCGAACTATTGGAAAAAGCCGTTGAAGCGATACAATGATCCCGGGGGCAACCACCCCCGGGATTTTCATTTTTTACGCCTTGGTGACAACAACTTCATACACAACGGACGTCTTTCCGGTTTCCTGCGCGATGATCGTCACTTTCCGAGATTCAGCCGTTTCAAACGGAATTGCGCTCGACGGTTGGCCGCTGGTCAAATCTTCCTGGAATTGACCATCGACATACAATTTGAGTGTATGATTCGCGGCCGTAGCCGTGACGGTAAAACTCGGATCGGTGACGCCGGCGAACGTGTAGAAATACGTGCCGTTGTCAAAGACAGGAGACAGCACGCCGCCTGCGCCGGTAACGATAAGATCAGTCAGGCCAGAGCTTGCGCCGAAATTCAGCTTAGGCTTTCCGCTCACCCGGATCGTGGCCTCAAATCCGATTGCTTCCTCGGTTTCGGACGTGACGTTAAATTGCGTCACGATGCCCTGGAAGCTCCACGATGCGCCAAGCTGCGGTGGATAGATGATTTCAAAGTCCTGCACGTCGCCGGAATCCATTGCCGCGTACAAATCGGCTTGTCCAAGATCAGAGGGAACAAAAAAGCCCGAGATCGAAACCTCTCCCGGGTCCTTGAATCCGCCGATGAATTCGCGGTATCCGTCTTCGCTGTCCAGCGTCGTTACGTCAATTTCTTCTTGCGTGATCGAGGGCGAGCCGATGCTGGACAAATCGCCGATAAAGTTCAGGCCAATTTTGAGTTTTGTACCTACTGACCGCGTTGCTCTTTTGGTCATACCTTAATCACCCCTCAGCAAAATAAGCCGAAAACTCAACCACGCAGCGGTAGAGTTTCGGCAGTTCTTCGTATAGTTCGACCGGCATTTGATACTCGACGGCCTCGATGTAAGGACCGCCGGAGCCGATTCGCCGACCTTCGAAGCCAACAAGTAAGGCGACCACCTTTTTGGTGATCGCCTTCATATCGCCGTAACGCTTGGCTATGATGTTCAGTTCTCCTCGAACCTCTTTGGATTCGAGATAACCGCTGAGTGTTTTGTCTCGCAACCCTTCGCTGGACGCGTAAATCAAGTACGGAACGCCCTGCTCAGCGTTGGCCTCCGGTGCATCTAGCGGATAGACCCGATTCTGCAATTCCGGAATAGTTTTCAATTCCTGCGCCAAAGCCGGTTCAAAGCTCATTCTTTGATCGCCCCAATTTCCAGCAGCCGGTCAACGATGCGTTTCCGTTTCTCTTCCGGAATGCTTTCATCGTTGGCGATTTCTTGGAACAGATTGAGCATGTTTTGAAATACTTCCGTGTCCGCTAACTTAACAGTGACTTCCAATCCCGCCACCTCACTCACCGTCCTTTCCGCAAAGCCTTATCCACTGCCTTGCCAGCCGTCTCCAACACTTTCTTTTCGATTACAGTTTTGTTGTCGTCGATGGCTCGCCGCAGGAACCGATAGCCAGGTACATACCCGCCATCGACCGTGAGAAATCCGTACTCCTGCGACGCCGGGTAATAGTACCGCTTGCCGTCTTTCGAGATTTTCACAAACACGTCATTCATGCCCGGGTCCATCATCACGTCATACACGGCCTTACCCTTGACACGGGACCGCTCGCGTTTCATGATGATACCTTCCCGGAGTTCTCCGGTATCAACCGGCGCCAAGGCTTTTGCCGTTTTGAGAGCGATCCTGCCGCCCGCCCGCGCCGACTGTGTTGCCGCCGTTTGCGGGACTTTGCCGAGTTCTCGGAACGCGCGTTCGAGTTCCTTCATGCCGACGATTTCCGATTTCCGCGCCATCATTGCCGCTCCAATTGAATAATGAGTTTCCCTGGAGCAAATCGTCTCCAACCGTCGACGGGTGAAAGCTCAATTACTTCCCGTTTGATAATAACTCGCATCTCACTGTCGCTCCTTGCACATGAGTTGGAGTTCGCGTCGCCGGAATTCCGGATGGATGATATGCAGGATCTCGAACTCGCGGAATTCGGGATCGCCAGGCTCTTTGTACCGGACAATCATGGTGCGGTCAATATCCTCCCGGTACCGGATCCGGATCCGTGTCGTCACTTCGGCGTGTTCGGCCATTGCGGCGGTGTATTCCCGGCCACGCATCGGCTCGATAGCGGCCCAGACGGTCGCAACAGGGATCGGGTCGTCAAGCGGCTGGCCATATTCGTCGGTTTCGTCTGGTCCGGGTGAACGGAAGATGGTGACGCGGTGCTTCATCCGCGCCAAAAGGCTTTTGCTCATACCGGCACCACCCTGTCAGGCCACAGCAGCGTTCGCACCACTTCCGGCACATCGTCGGTGTCGGGGTTTTCGTAGCGATGCGCAATGTAAATTAGCATCGCCTGTTTCACCGACTGCGGCACCTTTTGCGCGTCGTCATATCCCGCCGTATATCGGATTTTCACAGCGTTCACCGGTTGGAGCGTTACGCTCGGCCAACATTTTCCGTAGGCGAAAGCGATTCGGCCCGGCTCGGAATCGGTGTCCACGATGTAATCGGAAGGGTCAAGCGTCGTTTCTGCACCAGTGGAGTCGATAACCTTCACGCTTTCCACGCTCACAAGCGGCGGGCGCGGCAGTTTCAGCGGCATGTTCGGGAAGTCGTCAAACGACAGTTCCCATGTCTGCGTAATGTAGGCGCGATTCTGGAACGACTCGCAGTATTCGCGGGCTGCGGTAATTAGGCCAGAAATGAGCGCATCTTCATCGTTGGTATCAACCCGCAGATACGCCTTTGCCTCGGCCAGACTTACCGGCTCGCTTGCCGGAGGGGTTATCAGCTTCAGATTCATCCGAATCACCCCCGACCGGACGCGCTACGTTGGCTTTGACGAGCCATTCAGCATACGCGCCTTCCGCTTGAATTACAGTTCCCGGCTCGATCAAGTTTTTCTTTTTGTCGTAGAACGGATTAGTCGTGATGAATTTCACGTCATCACCACCTTTTGAAAGAGGGAAGGGGAGTCTACGGACTCCCCTTCATGGTCATTAAGCCGCCGGAACATCCAGAACGACATACGGCGAAACTTGCGTCACGCCATCTTCCAGTTTAAGCGGAGCCGTCACCCATGCCTTACCGTCCACGTTCCAGAACGCCTTGATAACCGTTTTGTTATTGACGAAATGCACGTGTTCGGATGCGGCGACGAACGGTCCAGAACCGTCTTTCACCAGGTAGTAGGAGAAGTCGATCAGCGACAGATCGCCTTTTGAACCGAGTGCAGGAACCTTGCCCGTCCACAGGATCGGACGACCGAGCAGCGTGTCAGCAATACCACGGGTCACGTCGCCGCGAACAAAGATGTTGTTGTTGTTTTCGTCTTTGAGTTGCATGATTTGCGGCAGTGCCGACTGGGACGCAACCCACACAGCCGTACTAAACGATTGCGGCAACAGCTTGGCAACCATATTCACCAGATCGACATAGCCGATTTGGTTAGCGACTGCACGATTGACTGCCAATGCGCCAGTCGTGGCCGCATTCAACACGCCGGTCGGTTTGCCAGCACCGTCACCAGTCAGGAATGCAATATCTTCGGCTTGCGCGATTGCTTGCCGCAACAGCGTGCGAATGAACCCGTCAGCGGCTTGCCAGTTGCGGAGCAACTTGTCCGTCACGACGACATGCGCTGCGGCTTCTTGCGGTTGCAGGGAAACTTCCTCAAGTTTCGGGTTCGTTTGCGGCTTTGCAGCACCCTCGGAAATCCATTGCACCTGCACGCCACCAAGAATACCGTCTGCACCTTGATGGAAAGCGGGAATCGTGATCTTGGCATCAGGCGGCGTGCCCGGAGGAATGACTTGCGCGCGCGGCCGGACGATAGCCGTCAGACCGTCAATGCGAAGCAACTCTTCGCGGAATTGTTCCGGCACAGCATAGCCGCCGTCGGCGTCGCTCCCCATGGACATGTCGTTGAGAATCGCATCCAGCCGACCCTTGTTGTCGCCAAAGCGAATGGCATGGATAAATTCACCCAGACTGGAGAAGCCGTAGTTTTCTTTCTTCTCCACCGGACCGGGGGCACCAAACAGAGCGGACGGACGGAACGGCTTGTCCACCGGTTCATTCAGGCTGGCTTCGCGGGCAGCCAGAACGGCTTCGCGGTGTTCTTGCTGACGCGCCGTGTCGATCTTGGATTCAAGATCAACGATCTCGGACTCCAGCGCGTTGAACTGCCTTTCCTCTTCCTCCGTCATGTCGCGATTTTCTGACTTTGCTTTTTCGAAAATCGCACGTTGCGCCTTGATCTTTTCGGCGCGAGCTTGCAGAAGTTCTTGCAAGTTCACTTCGCAACACTCTCCCTTTTGTCAATGAGTTTTTGATATAAAGAAAGCGGGGCCGTTTGGCTCCGCATTTCTTTTGGTTGATTATGTTTTTGGTACTGTTCAAGGAACCGTCTCATTACGCCGTCTATGCTATTTTGGATTGCAAGCCGGCTAAACGAATAGGCGTTCTGGACAGGTTCGTCATCGGATTGCGCTTCTGTATAAAGCATCCCATCCGCAAAACCCTCTGCCATAGCCTTCCTGGCGCTCATCCACGTCTCTTCATCCATCATCCGCGAAATCTTGTTGCGGCTAAGGCCTGTTTTTGCTTGATAGGCGTTAATCAGCGCCTCTTTCACTTCATCAAGTACGTCAGCTATATGGCGCATGTCTTTTGCTTCTCCACGTGCGCCGGTCCATGGGTTGTGGATCATCATGATGCTGACGGGAGACATGAGAACGCGGTCGCCAGCCATCGCGATGACCGAAGCTGCCGAGACGGCTTTCCCGTCTACTTTTACCGTTACAACCCCATCATGTTCTTTCAGGGCGTTGTAGATGCCGGCGGCAGCAAATACATCTCCACCCCAAGAGTCGATCCATACCGTTATATTCTTCCCTTTGTATTCAGCTAACGCTTGACGAAATGCATTGGGCGTAGTAGCAGACATGCCGAACCACTCATAAATCCATGCGTCATCATCGCTGACGATTTCACCTTCAATGCGCAGTTCGACTTCCTCCTCACCCAATTCATTCATGACCCTTCGAAAGTTCCAGAATCGCATTAAACCACCTCCTTGGCGACCGCTTTTTCGGTCGGGATCATGTTCCCATTGACCAGATAAGCGGTACCCGCCGGTCCATCAATCGGGTTCATTTCTTCGAGTTCTCGCCACTCGTTTCCATTAATCACGCCGTTTTGCCGCATGATCGCAAGTCCTTCCTGCCGGCTCTTGTAATCGCCGCGAAGCAATCCAGCAATATTAAACTTTGCGTAATATCCCTGTTCCCGCTCTTGCCGCGTGAACAGTTTCCAAGTGATCGCTTTTTCCCATTTGGTGATGTAGGGAAGAAGCGAATACATGACAAATTCCAGTGATTGATGTTCAATGTTGTTGTTTGTGCTTCGCTCAAGGTTTGCGATCATGTGTGGCGGAACACGGAACAGTCCGCAAATTTCATCCCTAGTGAATTTGCGCGACTCAATAAACTGCGCGTCCGTGAGCGGCATCGGGATTCGGTTAAATTTCATCCCCTCTTCCAGAATCAGCGGACGCCAGCTATTCGCAAGACCAGAGCCGCGGGCCTCGATGTCTTCGCGCAAACGCTCATAAGCCCGGTCGGAAAGCGCGCCGGGATGCTCAAGTACGCCCCCGATATTCATGCCTTGCCCATAAAACCTGGCGCTGAATTGAGCGGCAGCAATCCCCACACCAATACTTTCAGCGGCCATGCGAATCGGGCTGTAACCCATGATACCGTCGTACCCCAACCCAGGGATATGGAACACTTTATAAGCGGGGTAAATTTCCGTTTTTCCACGATCCGTGATTTGATATTTGATCTTGTTGTCCGCTGGGTCCCGGAAAGGTTGCACTTGATTCCAAGGAACAGGGTAAAGCTCGATCGGTTGACCGCGCCCGTTAAATGTGATAATCGAATAGCTGTTCCCGGCAATCACGAGATTTCCCATTTGTTGCTCGCGCCATGTTACGGTTGTCATTTCATCGTTTGGCTGGTTATAAAGAAGATCAAAAACCGGGTGATCCCGTGCTTTGTCCGCCCCACCACTCGGTCTTGCCCTGTACACGAAAAGCGGAAGGGAAGCAATCGCCTCTGCCAAAACACGCACGCACGAATAAACCGTGATAAAGCGCATGGCTGTTTCTTCATTGACTTGAACACCCGAATGCACGTTTCCGCCACGGATGCGCTCCAGCACGCTGCGGTCAAAATCCTCCATCGTGTATTCATTGCGGAACGCTTTTGCGGCGCGTTTGAATCGTTCAACCAGTTTCAAGCTATCACCACCTTTCACAGCACTCGTAGGCCACGGCGTTCATAGACGGATTCAACTTCGACGTTTTCAAACATCATGGCGGTGGCCATAGCAATGATGAGCGCCGACGTCAGGTCGATACGCTCCTTCGATTTGTTCTTCATCGGCTTGATGTTTTCATTGCCGTCGACGTCCACGACAACGTTCCCCCAACACCAGCGGCCGACCGGATGTTTCTCGTGCGTCATCTTCCCGGACTTCATGAGCATCTCGATCATCTTCATTGCCGGCGAGAGATGTTTCATGTTTTGCGGGATTTCCACCACTTCCATGCCGGCGCGCATGAGACGCTGTGTCAGCATCCGGCTGTTCCACGGATCGGATCCGAGGGCCGTGATCTTGTATGTTTTGTTCGCCACCAGCAGCTGTGCCTCGACAAAGTCGTAATCGATGACATCGCCCGGTGTGGCGTGCAGGTACTTCTGGTTCACCCAACGGTCATACGGCACACCATCTTTCCGGACGCGCTCCTTCATGTTGTCCTCCGGGATCCACGCCTCCATGATGAACCGCCAATCATCGAAACCCTCCTGCGGCGGGAACAGGTACACGGCGCCGGTCAGGTCGGTCGTACTAGACAAGTCCAACCCAACATAGCACCGCTTGCCGACCAGATCCGCACGCCCCCATTCGCCGGTGGTTTTGTCCCACAAGCTGAGCGGCTGCCAGCCGATGCGTTTCAGGCTGACCCACATGTTCAGGCGCAGCCAGCAGAAAAGGCGCTTCGCCGACTCGCTGTTGCGAGCGGCCAGCGCCTCCTGGCGGACGGATTCAATGCTGATCGTATGACCCAGCGACGGGTTGATTTCATGCCAGAGTTTCTCGTCGAAAATGTCGATGCCCTGATCTTCCGCATCTTCCGGCAGGCCGTATATTTTCACGTACCAGTACGGGTCATGGATCTCACCATCCCGCACCTTCCGGGCGTACTCGTGAATCTCCCAGCCGATCGTCTTCCGGTCCGGATCGTCGCCGGCTGTTGTGATCACCCAATAGAGCGGCTCCTTCCGGGCGGCGCCGGAGCCGAACGTCATGTAATCCCACAGCTCCCGGTTCGGCTGGGCGTGGAGCTCGTCGAAGATCACCACCGTCGGGTTTATGCCGTGCTTGGTGTATGCCTCGGCAGACAGCACTTTCAGCTTGGTACCGGTCTTTAGGTTCTTGATCTCCTTCCGGCTGTCGAACACCCGCAGGATCCCTTCGAATTCCGGTTCCTGGGTGATCATCCCCCACGCCGCGTTGTACACAAGCTCCGCCTGTCCGCGATCCGCAGCGCAGCAGAAAATCTGCCCGCCGGGCGGATCGCAAACCAGGTGATACAGCGCCAATGCGGCGATCAGCGTCGTTTTCCCGTTCTTCTTCGGGATCTCCAGATAGGCGTAACGATATTGGCGATGTCCATCCTCTCTGACCGTGCCATACACGTCCCAGAGCACCTGGTATTGCCAATCCAGGAGCTTGAACGGTTGGCCGAAGAAATCGTCCACCGCGTGGAGCATCTGCACAAATTCGATGACCTCGAGCGCACGCTGTTTGTCATGTCGCATGGCCGCCACCTACCCGGCGACTTAAAAACTTCGCCATCGGCGATTCCTTCTCTTCCTCCGGCGGTTTCTTCGGGATCGCTCTGATGCGGGAGACCGGATTGAGAAAGAGTCGGTCCTCCAGCTTGAGAATCAGCTCCCGCGTTTTGTGCAGTGCGACGAATTCATCCGGATCGTTTCGCTCCACCATTCGCTGCTCCTGGCTGATGAGCAGGCAATAACGGTTGATCAACTGCTCGTCCAACCCGTCGATGAACTGGATGTTCTTGTACAGCTTCTTGAGCCGCAGGAATTCCCTGTGCGCAATCGGATCGGCCTTCACGGCGGGAGACTCCCGAAACTTCGTCCCGGTGTAGAGGGACTTTTCCATCTTTTCCCGGTATTCCAGTTCCGCCTTCGTTCGCCGATCCTTGTTACCTTCCAGTTTGATGAGCTGTACCGGTTTGCTGGGTCTTCCCGCCATGACGCTTCACCTCCCTAAAGTTCGATTTTGCGAAAAAAATTTGCGCGAAGCTGGGCGCGCGGTCACGTTGAAACACCCCCCAGCTTTTTCGACCCCCCTATCCCTTGCGCCTCCTCGCCCACGTCTCCTTGTCCTCCGTCGCCCGTTTGATGTTATGACACTTATCGCACAACGCCTGATGGTTGTCTGTGTCCCAAAACAACGGGTCGTCTGCGCCCGTCACCGGGACGATATGATCAACCACATTAGCCGGCTCCAGCTTCCCGTCCTCACGGCATCTCACGCAAAGCGGATGCCGCTTCAAAAACCATTCCCGATACTTCCGCCAACGGTGACCGTATCCTCGCTCTGCAGACGACCCGCGCCAGCGGTCATAATCTAGCTGTCGTTGTCGCTCATGCTCGTCACAATATCCTTTTTCAACAAGTCTCCGACAACCGGGATGGTTGCATGGTCGTTTAGGTCTTCGCATGGAATCACCTCAGTCCCCGGACAGCCGCCCCGCACCGGTCCGGTCCCGGCGGAGGATGAGTGGGCGCTGCACCCAGCGAGGCGGCTGGACGAAATAAAGAAAGAGCCCCGCCATTCGGCGAGACTCAGGATAATCAAAAAGCGCCCCGTAAAAAGGGCGCAAAAGGGCTACGATAAAATTGGCGACATTCGGGCGACATAAAGGCGACGTAATGGCGACATGCCATCATGAAAATTTTTCTTCGACCTTCTTCTTCGCCCGGTCGAGATACATGCGAACAGATGCTCTCGACACTTTCAATCTATCAGCAATTTCGTTCTGTGTCAACCCATGCGCCATGTGAAGCAACCAGCATGTCAGTTCCCGTTCCGTCATCACGGCCACACAATCGATCAAACGCCGCCGCTCCTCTTCCGTCATCGGCTCGGCGCTCTGCAACAGCTCACGCCGCCGGTAGATGTCGCGCTTCTCGGCTCCCTTCCGGCTACCCGGACGACGGCCGCGGCGCATCCAGTCCAGTGCGTACCGCATGTCGCTTAGCATGCCGGCGACTGTGCGGGATTCGTCAGCCTCGTTCGGGTTGGACCGGTCGAGGGATCGGCGGTAGCTGTCCAAGTGGCGGATGCCGTCGCTGTACTGGACGATGAGCTCAGCGATCAAGTTACGGTCGGTCACGCCTCACCGCTCGCCTCCTTCCCTGCTGATTGAACTGCCCTTCCGCGCGCAGCACGTACTCCCTCCCAGCGACGCGGATGACGGTCGGCACGCCGCGCTTCACCTTCCGGACTGTTACCAGCAAGCGAAATGACTCGCCGGGTTTGGGCTGTTTCAGGCCGATCATTGCGTCGTCTCCCCCTTCTGCTCCAGCTCCTGCCTGATCGCTTCCCAGCCTTCCGGATCTTCAAACCGGAGCTCGCCGGACACAACGACATCATCTGGCTCCAAGTAACGATTGCAATACTCCTGACAAGTCCGGCACCAGTAGGCTGTATCAAGCCCCCTGTCCGCGCTCGTTACGACCTTCATTTCCGTCCCCGGCGGATACTTGATGCCGCAGCCCCAACAAGCGTGCGGTTTCCGGGTCGTCACCGTTTTGGCCGAAAGGATAGTGCTCATCAAAACTCACACCTCCCATCACGGCAATCCATCCCGAATGCCGTCACTTCATCCGCCAAGTGTTCGCCTACTGCGTCTACCGTGATCTCATACACGCCGTCCCACAGCTCCCGGATCTCCTCCGCCTTCGCCACCACGGCGGCCTTCTGCTTCGGTTGCAAAACTATATCCATCGCTTCTTGATAGTGCTTCGCGGCCAGCTGGTACGCCCGGGTGTGCAGCTCGTCCATGGCCTGCCAGAAATCGTGGTAATTAAGCCGGCGAATCCGCTGGTAAAAGGCTCGTTTTTCTGCCCGGCTCATATCCAATTGGCTCCTTTCAACGTTTGTCACGTCATGTCCCTTCATGTCCCGTCGCCATTTTTCGAAGGGACAGCCAGATGTCGCGTCATTATTGGGCTTTCTCTGTTTTGTCCCGTCGTCCCGTCATTTTGTGTAATTTCTTTTACATGTGCGCCCGTGCGCGTGCGTGCGCGCGTATATAAGAATAGAGAGATAGAAGGGACGAAGGGACAGAAACCGGATTTTCCCAGAGCCACAAGGACTGAAGCCTGTCCCGTCGCTTGTCCCTTCGCAAAATCCCGACGGGACACGACGGGACAAATGTCCCTCCGTCCCTTCATGATTCGTCGATTTTTTCAATATCTCGACGGGACGGCGGGACAAAGTACCGACATTTTCGACCGGTCTTCGGATCTCGTTGTTGCTTCGAAATTCCGAAATCGAATTCCCGCTGAATATCAATCGTAAACGTCTGCTGCCTCGGAATGTTTTCAACCCCTTCGTTCTCACACCAAATCTTGAACTCGGCGTACAGTTCCCCAGTGTGTTTCGAAAGCAGATATTCTTCGGTGATGTCGTTTTCCGAAAGCCAGGTCAGCGCATGCGAGCTCTGGACCTTGTAGGTCCGGATCGCCTTCTCCACCTTCTCCGACCGGGTGAAGCCCTTCTTTAGCAGCCGGCGAAGGCCCCGGACCGCCATGTTGAGCAGATAGCTGCGGGCCTCCTCGGAAACGACTTTCTGGGAGATGTCCGGATCGTAATCCGGATCCGTGTTCGAAAATTTGGCATCCAGCGGGATCAGAATCAGACGCCGGTAAAACCCGAACGACTTGTCATTGACCGGTGGCATCTTGTTCGTCGTGAAAATGAGCGTCGCATAGTTTTTGAGAATGAACGGATCCTTGTTCTTGCGCTCGACCGTGATCCGCTCCCCGGACGAGATGCTTTTCAGCCGGCTGGAGTCCTTAATGGTGGTGGCTGGGATGTCGTCGCCCAGATTGACCAGTTTGTTCTCCAGCTCCGCCGGCCGAAAAGTTGTCTCCAGATCCTGCAGCGACAGGGTCGAATAATTCCCTTCGCCGATGAATGCGCAGATCATCCGCAGGAGCGTCGACTTGCCGTTGTTGCCGTCGCCGAACATGATGAAGATTTTTTGCATGCGGCAGTTTTTGATCAGGCAATACCCGAGCATTTCCTCGAACAGCTTGAACAGCTGATAATCGCCACAAAAGACGCGCATGAGCATCCGGTCGATCGGCTCGTAATAGACGGAGGGGTCGTAGACGGCATTGACCTGCTGGAAGTCGTACGCCTCCGGCGTGTGCGGGTGAAGCTCTCCGGTTCTGAGGTCCAGCCGGCCGTTTTTGACGTTGATGACGTACTCCTCCACCGGCGGGTCGCCGATGTGCCGCTGGATCGTGATGTAATTCAGCACCTCGTTCTGCTCGCTGCGCTTCGAGGTCGGGTATTTTTCGATCATCGCTCGCAGGATCTCGTATTCCCCCGGCTGGTAGTATCCGTCCTTGTAGACATACAGCCGTTCGTGCCGGCTGATGATGTGCATCTCGCTGATCAGAATGTCACCCATGACGTTGTGGAGGAATTTTCCCTTCTCTGTGAACCATGGCGCATCAATATCCACTCCTGGAGCCGGCCTGTCGACTTCCGGGTATGCCTCCTCCCGCGTCACCGTCCGCAGCTCCTCTTCCGGCAGCGGCTCCTTGAAAATGTATTGGTTGATCAGCCGGATAACTTCCGCTGCGTCCGCGTGACTGATCCCCCGCTTGGCCAGGTCGATCTGGTACTCAAAAAGCGCCTGATTGCGGCCGTCCCCCTCACCCATCTCCCAGAAGCGCCACCGGTTTTGCCGGAGTGGCCGAAGCCACCAAGGCAGCTCGTCCAGCTCGTCCCAATCCCAGTCAGTGAGCCATTCCCGCCATTCGCCGGCAAGCTTCACGCACACCTGCGACTGCTTCCCCCAGCTGCGGTAATCCGCCACCAGCCCGATCCCGGTGGTCGTCTTCACGCTGTTCTTGACGGGCTCGGCCGTCGCGAACCAAAAGTGCCTGCCGCGGGACGTCTGCATGATCTGACACTTGATGCCTTCCTCGAGAACCAAACGGGTCAGTTTTTCCGCTTGTTCGGCGTCATCGATGTCCACGGCAACGTAGGGCTCAGGGATGGGCAGACCGACGTTCGGCCACGCGCGGAGCCTGTCGGCCGGATAGGTGTCCCAACTGATCGGCGCCTTGTCTTCCCGGAGCTTTAGGAAAGCATCGAATCGATCGAGGACAGCAGGTTTTTCAGTTCCTCCAGCGACGTGAGCCATACCCCGATTCCCCCGCTTTCGCGAATTTCACGCAGATGCTTTTGTTGAAGAGGGGTCGGAGAATCCCCCGGCCCCTTCTTCAGCTCGACGCCCACAAACCGGCCTTTATAGCAGAGATAGATGTCCGGCCGCCCGCTGCGTTCAAAGGCATTCCCGTGCGTCACGACATGATAAATGCCCTGTTCGGTGAGATAGTCAGTACACGCTTTTTGCAGCCGGTTTTCTCTCATTTCCCACCGGCGGCCGCCTTTCGGGCTTTCATCTCGGCGAGAATCTCAGCCGCCGTCTTCTTCCGTGGCGCCTCGCCCGCCGGTGCCGCGCCGGACCCGGCCGGTCCACTGGCCGGTTTATTGCCCGCCGCCTTCTTGACTTCGAATGGCTCTCCGGGACCAATCCATTTTTTGACGTTCGCAAACGTGCCGCCCTTCGAGCCCTCGGTGTGCTCGATTTCGACGCGGACAAATTTGCCGATCAGGTCGGTCGTATCCACCTCGTCGATTGTCTCGTCACCCAGCGCCGCCCGGGCCATGCGGGTGAACACAAAATCGGCGATTTCGTTCGGGCTGCCGTCGTTGTTCACGAAATTGAAGTTCACGCGTGCCGTGCGGCCGTGGGCGTCTTCGATCACGACGACCAGCTTGTCGAATTTCTCGTAGTCCGATTCGTCGATCTCCTTGATGCGGACGACTTGCTCCCCTGCCGGAATGGGTTGGAATCCTTCGACCAGTTTGCGCTTCATACAGCATCGCTCCTTTTGATGGTGATTTTGGTGGTGAACCCGCTTTTGCGGTACTTTTCATAGAGCCCGTCCGCTTTCAGGCGGTCGGTGTCGACGCCGCTTGCGGCGGTTTTGGTGACTTCGAAAAGGTACAGTTTGCCGGCGGCCTGGATCTTCTTGTCACTCTCCTTCATCCGCGCTTCCAGCTCCGCCTTGAGCTGGTCCTTGAGCTGCTTCAGGGCCTTTTCGTCCTCGGCGATCTGCTCGCTCACAGCGTCGATCCGGGCCTGTAGCGGCTCGATCCGCCGGATGAGCTCCGCGACGATATCGCCTTCCTCGCCGGCCGCCGGCTGCGGGACGTGCGCGGTGGTGAGCGCCTGGACGATCTCCCGATCCTTCTTGTCGTCCCAGACCGGGCTCACGAGACCGTTGATGTGCCGCTCGTACCATTTGAGTGCCCGATCCAGATGCGCGGCGAAGTTCGGGTATTCCGCGGCCACGCTGTACTTCTTGACAATCGTGTTGTCGGGCGAGGGCTCGAACTTTTCCGGCGCCTCGTACTCCTTATCCGTGAGGATCGACAGCACGATCCGGAACTCGTCCAGCCCGGAGAGATACGCATACAGCGCGCCCTGCAGCTTGTAGTATTCGGGTGGCGAGAACTGGCCGTGTTTGTACCAGTCCTCGACCCGTTTGGTGGTCTTGAGTTCCCAGATCGCGGTCGGCGTCCGCGCGTCCCACATGCCGCCGAATACCGGTTCGTCCGGGAAGTGGTCCCATTCGTAACGCGGCTGGCCGCCGAAGTACTGGGTCGGTGTTTGGAGCTTGCCAAAGGCGTACCGCCGGTTCAGATAGTTAATGACCTTCGGTTCGATGATTTTGCCAGCGGCCGTGTAAATTGTCTCTTCGAACGGCTTCTTGTAGACGCCCATCATATCGCACCAGACTTCGAATTCCGTTGACCACGGGGAGAGGCCGAGGATCGGCGCCAGCCTCGTCCCCGTGATCTTTTTGACTCGCCGCGGCTTTTCCGGAAGTCGGATTGTTCGGGTTTGGAGGTCGATCTGCATATTCCTCACCTCAGAATGGCGTCGCCGTCAGTTCGGTGATGGCGTCAAGCAGCTTCTCGGCGTCCGCTTTGGTCAGCTCGCTTTCGAGGGCCTCCGCGAATCCCGCGATGGTCTCCTCGTCCACTCCGGCCTTCTGCAATTCTTCGATGCCGAGCGCGATCGCCTCCAGCTGCTCCTCCGTCGCCGGCTCGTCCTGGTTTGTGATCGCCTCGCGGATCTCTTCCCGCCGTTCGGGCGTGGCATAGGCCGGCTTGAGTTGCCGCATTTCCTCCTCATCGTTTTCGGGATCGTTCCCTTCGGCGACGAGGAAGTTGGAAGCCAGGTAGAATTTCAGGCCACCGGTGTACGCCTTGTACAGCGCCTTGTCGCCGTTGTCGGCGCCGCTGCCAGAGAAAAGGTATTCTTCGAACTCGCCCGTCTCTGGGTCGATCAGCCGGCCGCGGAATTTCGTCAGCACGAGGTGCATCTTGTCCGAGATGGTGCCGATGAACTCGTGACCGATCTCCTCCATCTTCCACAGCAGCCCGGCCTCGGCCCGCGCCTTCTTGAAGTTGTTCTTGTACTGCTTTTCCGTGATGTACTCGTAGGACTGGTGCCGGTTCTTGCCATCTTTGGTCCATTCAAATTGATCCATGATCTGCTGCAGCTTCGCGAGCTTCTGGTAGAGCCGGAGCCGCGGATCCTCGGGGACAGTTTCCTGTACTTGTGCGGTTTCAGTGGCTTTGGTCTTCGTTGCCATGGTTTTCTTCCTCTCCTTTTTGGTTTTTTCGGGCTTTACGCCCAGGTAATCGTTGATGCGCTTTTGTGCGAGATCGATATAAAATTGCTTATCTACCATGCCAATCTTGTAGCCGGACCGGTTCGCAATGAAGCAATGATCCGGCAGGTCGGCGATCTTGTCCCGGCGCTCCTTCTCGCCGGGTGCCTTTGGCAATTTGACCTTGTACAGCGTGCCGGCGTCCCGGTTTATCGAGGCGAAGACGCGGTTCACATTCTGAACTTCAATTTCTCCGACCGGACTCTGCCAGATGACCTTGTCGTAGGTGGAGCCGGCCTTGCAGACGATCTGGAACTGCTCCATGTCGTCGCAGGCATTGATCGTCTCTTCCGGCGGCACGCCGTTCAGCAGGTATTCGACAATCGCTTTGGCAACGATCTTCATGCTGTTCTGGCGCCAGCGCGGAGCATCAAGTACAGCAAGATAGGGGCCCTTGACCTTGACCTTACCGCTTGTCGTACGCAGGACGTAATTGTTGACGTCCTTCTGCAGGATCTTCTCGACGTCCGTAGCTTCCATGCCGAAGCCGGTCCGTCGGCTCCACTCGTCGATCACGGTGTTGATCTCCACCTCGTGCTCGGCGTCGTAGGAGATGATCAGCCCGTCCGTGTTGGACTGGATGAGGCGAAAGCTCGGGACCTCTTCCAGCTTTTCGATAAGGTCGATCAGATAGAGCTGCCCCGACACGCACACCGCCAGCGCCATTCGCGGGTCATAGAGCTTGTTGAACTGGTTGTTCATGGCGCCAAACGTGGTATTCAAAACCAGCTTCAGCGCGTCCGCGGTGGCCTTGTCCCCGGCCTTTTTGGCTTCGATCCTCCGCTCGTAAACCCGTTTGAACTGTCCGGGATCCGGGACGTTCCGGCTCATGTAGCCATTCACGATCATGAGGCTCGGATAGTAGCTCGTCACGTCCCGGCTGGAGATCCGGCGGGTTTCCGTCCGTTCCTCCCGATAGCACTCCCGGGCGCCGTGCAGGCCGCCCCAGGCGATTGTGTGCGGGACGCCGGCAATCTCGATGTTGAGCTTTCGTTTGCGCTCCGGGTCCACGTCGGCGAAAAATTCGATGACTTCCGGGTATTTCGTGATGATGAGATTCTCGGGAAACTCATATACGTCTCGGTCTGGCCAACCTTCTATCCAGCCTTCTAGCGGCGTCTGGGCGCCCAGAAATTCCGCCGTCAGTTTGGCGTTGGTCAGGCGCAGACTCTGCGCCGGCGACAGGCCGCACATGGCGCCGACGGCGATCTTGGACTGCAGGTAATCCTTGCGCTCATGATAGAGTCGGATTGCGGCGTCGACGTCGTGGCAGCAGTACCGGATGACTTCGTTTCGCTCCTCTTCCGTCAGCGGCCGGTCGATGTCGAAGGAAACTTTGCTTTCCTCAATGTCCATGCCGAGGTTTCCCTCGATTTCTTTCAGCCGCAGCGGGACCGGGATGTCATCCATGAGATCGAAGTTCATCCAGGGCGGCCACCGCGTTTCCGCGAAAAACGGATGATCCCAACCGTTACCCCCGGCGATGATAAAGTCGCTGATCTTCTTGATTTCTTCCGGGGTGGCGCCGAAATAAATCGCTTTGATGATCCACTGGTCATAGTGCTTGGTGTTGTATCCTCCGATGACCAAGGAACCGTCCCGTCCGAAGCTGTCCACCCACCATCGAAAGGCTGCCGGGTCGTTGTGCAACACCACCTGTTCGCCGCTTTCGTCCGGCCGCTTGGCGACAAAAATCCAGTCGTGGGCAAAGACTTCGCAGTCGTAGATCCAGATGTTTTCGTTCATTTCACCACCTCATGGCGCCAGACTGAGCAACCCTCGGATCATTTCCGCCAGACGACGGAGCTCCCGCTTGTCGGCAGCGTTTATGCGCTGCTTATTGGAGATTGCGATCAGCGCGTCGGGCTTCCGGTCTAGATCCCGGATTGCGATCTGGAGCTCTGACAGTTCTGATTCGTAACTATTGAGGTCCGTTTGCAACCGCTGCTGAGTCATGTCGGCCAGATCAGCCAACTCTCGAACCAGCTGGGCGGCGTCGTATCCTATTTCGCGCTCGACGAGCTGGACAAAGTCCTTTTCGTCCCTGACGAAAACCAGCTCGCCGTCCCGGGTGCGGATTTTGCCACTGATCATGCAAGCATCGCCTCCCGTCTGCACAATTCCGGAAGGTTTGCCCGGACCAGAGCCTCCGCGAATTGCGGCGGAACCGCATTCCCGCACTTCTCGACTTGGTCCTTCTTCGGGAGCGGTCTCCCCGCGTCATCCCGGTCGAAGACATACCCCTCCGGGAATCCCTGCGCCCGATACAGTTCGTGCGGTTCCAGCATCCGGAGTCCAATGTCGATGATCCGGTATGGTGTCCCACGCACCATCACAAGACCAAAGCGGTCTTTTGTGACGACCGTTCCCAGCGGTTCGCTCATTTGCTGGCCGATGCTGGATCCGTAGTAGGCAATCAGGAATGCCCAGACTCGTTCACCGTTCGGGTTCGGTTCTTCCGCTCGCTGAAGCTTCGCCGTGACCAGCGCGAACCGATTCGACGTGTCTTGCGTCAGCAGCGGCCTGTCCAGTGTCTGTCCTCTCGGATCGTTCGTTGTCTCCGTGTGATACTTCGCCAAAAACGCCGCCACCGGTCCGGAGTGAACCCCTTCCTTCCATTCCACCGGGGCGATATAAGGATTGGGATTGTTCAGGATGAACTTCCAAACCCCGAGACCGATTCGCCGCATAGTGTTGGCGGCCAGCGGCCGTACTGCCCGGATTCCGTATTTCCGCATGATCTCCTCGGACGAGTCGAAGACGCTGGGAACCGGTAGCGACCAGTCGATGATCTCACCAGCTGTCCGCCACGGTTTCAACCTTCCGGCCTGCACTGCCGGACTCTGCGGGTCCCCGTGTGTCGGCTTTGGCCAGACGATCGGCCGGCCGTCGCACCGGGCGATCAGGAAAAATCGCTTTCGGATTGTGGGTGCTCCGTAATCGCAGGCCCGAAGCTCTCGCCAGTCGACTTCGTACCCGTGCCGCCGGAGAGCGCTCACGAATGACCGGAAGATTCGTCCTTTCTGCTCTTCGATCGGATACCCGCGTTCGTCCAGCGGGCCCCAGTCCTGAAATTCCTCCACGTTTTCCAAGATGATGATCCTGGGTCGGACGGTAGCAGCCCATCGCAAAGCCACCCAAGCAAGTCCGCGGATTTTCTTGTCCCTCGGCTTCCCGCCTTTGGCTTTGGAAAAATGCGTGCAGTCCGGGGAAAGCCAACACAGCGCAACTTTCCGTCCCTTCGTGGCTTCCCGCGGATCGACGTCCCACACGTTCTCGTTGTAGTGCACTGTCCGGGGATGGTTGGTGCGATGGATGGCGATGGCCGCCGGATCGTGGTTGATGGCGATGTCTACCGGCCGCCCGGTTGCCAGTTCAATTCCGCACGAGGCGCCGCCACCACCGGCAAAGTTATCTACGATGAGCTCATCCAACGTTGTATTGCACCTCCTTCACGAAAGCCCGCAACTCGGTTTCATTGAAGTCGCGATGCCGCATGAGGGCGTCCCAGATCTTCACTTCGACCGTCCCGGCCGTCTCGAACAGGATGTAGCTGCATTTCTCCCTCTGGCCCGGCCGGTGGATCCGATCGCAGGCTTGCTCGAACGTCTGACTGCTGAGCGTGGGTTCGTAAAAAATCATGGTGTCCGCCGCGAACAAGTCGATTCCGGCCGACGCCGAGCGGTACTGACAGACAATCACCTGCAGGCCCGGATCCTCCTGAAACTTTTTCCACACCTGCTTGTCTTTTTGCCGGCCGTCGAGGGTGACATAGTGGATTTTGCGTTTCTCCAGCACGCGGCAGATGTCGGCGATCGATTCCTCGAATTCCGCGAAGATGACGAGCTTCTTATCCCAGTTTTCGAGGAGCTCGTCCAGCGCCGCAGACTTCGCGCATTTCAGCCGATGGACCGTGCCGGAGTCGTCCCGGATGTGACCGCTGCACATCTGCCGGAGCTTCACAAGGCGCGCCAGCGGATTTTTCGCTTCGATGTCGAGCTCTTCGATGTAGTTCTGGAGCATTTCCTTGTACAGCCTCCGCTCCTCAAGCTCCAGCGTCAGCCGTTCCGGCGGCAACTTCTCGGGTAAGTCCAGGCAATCGACTTTCCGGATCCAGATACTGTGCTGGGCGATGGTCGCCTTGAGCTCGTCCACGTTTTTGTAAGCGACCGGCTTGTAATACTTGCCCAAAATGCAATACCGCGCCTCGAAGTGGGAGTATGGACCGAAGATGTCCGGATTCATGAAGTCAAACTGCGCCCAGATCTCTTCCCAGCGGCTGTTTCCGATAGGCGTTCCGGTCATGATGTACCGGAATTTCGATCGCCGGCTGATCTGCTGGATCCCGTTCGTCACCCGTCGACGCTTCCCGTCCACTTTCTTGATCTGGCCACGGTAGCGGTTCGAAGTCCGGTTTTTAATGAAGTGGGACTCATCCAGAACGATCATGTCCCACTCCCGGTCCAGTTCTGGCCGGCGCCAGATGAGATCGTAGGTGGTCACGGTCAGAAACCGTGCGAACAGCCGCTGCTCGAGCGGGGAGAAGAACCGGTCGATGTCCCGGCTCCAGCTCCCCTTGACGCTGGTAGGGCACACCACCAGCGCGTGCCGGATCGCGCCGGACTTGAATAAGTCGAGCGCGAGAATGAGCATCGGGAGCGTCTTGGACGTCCCCTGCTCCGCGAAGATCGCGAAGAAAGGGAGCCCGTCGCGGATCCGTTGACGCGAAAGCGCCAGGATTGTTTTCTGGTGCTCGAAAAGCGTCACGTCCGGCAGCATCGCTGCTCCAACTGCTCCTGTAGAATCTGAATTTCATTCCGGAGACGATCCACTTCAGCCTCTGCTTCCAGAGCCCGCCGAATTGCGTACGGCCAGCCTTCACGGGCTTCGGCCACAAAACGAAGATCATCCTGGGTTGAAAGGTAAGAGAGTAAAAGTGCGTATTCCTCGCGTTTTATGGAAATTCTGTCAAATGTCCACGGCCCCGGCGTGGCCGCTTCGCAGATCGCGAGATCAGCCTCAAGGTCGCGCGATTTTCTTGCGATTTGAACGGGCACGGATGCAACCTCCTCGAAAACGTGCTATAATTGCGGAAAGGTGGATTTGTGCAGTCGTCCCTTTATTGGGCGGCTGCTCTTTTTTCTGCCCAGGCACGGATCTCGTCGAGCGAAATTTCCCAGCGGTCGCCCCAGCTGGAGATGAATTCCCATTTGAACGGCTGATAGATGGCCGGGTCCGGGTTGTCGGTGCCAAGCGCGTCGGCAATGATGCTCCGCGCCAGATCCGCCGGTCCGCTGCCGCCGTATCCCCAGTTGAATTCACCACTGGCAATCCCGGTGTGGCGCCAGCGACCTTTCAGCGGAGTTTGTTGACCACTCCGGATCCGCACCACCTTCACCGTGCCGTCCGGTCCGCGTGCGCCGGCGTAGCCGTCGGTGATGGTCGGTGTGATGATGATCGAGTCGTCGGCGTTGCGCTGGTTCCGTGCCTGCTCGGCCGCCATCTTCCGTGCGCAAATCGGTCCGTAGGTGGCGTTCGGATCTTTCAGCCGGCGGCCGCAACGTGCGCATTTGTTGTCGCTCATTGCTCCTGTTCACCTCCTTTCAAGGCTAGGCCACGTAGGATTCCCACGCGCCCGACCTCACCAGCTGCACATACCGCTCAAACGTCACCCCGTACCGCTCCCTGATCCGGAGTGCTGCGAACAGCCGGCCCAGGCGATCCACCGGGTCCTCGGGGTGGGCGTAGCCGTCGTCTTCGCGGCAGGGGCGTGGTTGGTTGGTCATGTCGGTTACTCCTTTCCCTCGTCAAGATAATCCCGGATCTTTTCCAGTTCCCGAATTTTTTCGCTGACAGCGAGCATCTTTTCGTTTCTGACGAGCCGTAAATGCAATTTCGCTTCCCGCAGATAAACGAGAGCCTGGTCGATCCGAATTACTGCAGTGTCAACCGAATCCAACATGTTCACTCCTTTCTTCCCCGCCTTCCACCGCCTCCAGCCGGTCCCGGTACTTCTCATACATCTTCCTCGCCCATCGGGCGAGCGGATCGCGGCCGTCGCGCCGAATACGGACCATCTTCCGCGCCTCGCTGATCCCGCGCACCCTGACGTTCTCGCCCTGGTAGCTGACCCGGTCGCCTCGGCGGATTTCAAGCGGAGGGTGGCCGACGCGGTGGATGATCACACACCGCACATCCCTTCGCATTCATTGATGAATCCGTCGAACAGATCCATCTGATCTTCACCAAGATCCACCTGATCAAGCGGAACCCGTTGCGCATGGAGAAATGCCTGTCCTCGGAAGCGCGGAATCTTCCTGATTTTCCGATCGATTTCCACAGCTTCTGCCCACTCGTCCGGGTTGTTGCGTTTCATTTCGAGCCAGTAGCGGTTGTTGTGAAACGGGCACCCGATGCAGGAGCTTTTTGGCGGCCGTGGATAGCCGTGACGCTCCAACCACGCCAAGCAGTCCGCTCGTGTCATTTCCTTTTCGATCAACGGATAGCGCAGGACGATCCATTTATCCCGGCTCGTCCGCATGCGTTGGTACTCGTCCAAGCTGATGCCGATCCATTGAGTTAAAGCGCCTTCTGGAATTCGTTGTCTCGGTTTGTAACCAAGTAGCTCGCGGCATTTCCGCTGAATGACTTCAATCTTGTATTCCTTGGTACACTGACGCCGCACCATTCCCGGACTTCCATCTGGATTGATCGTGTAAAACGGGATGGATGCAAATCTCGTCCCATGTTCGCACGCTTCGATCAGGTCGTCACGCAAGTTTCCCTTTGACACTGTGATGATTTCGATGCCATATCGCGCTGCCTCGCCTTTTAACCAATCGAGGTGGCGATATACCGCCTTCGGTTCCCAGCCCGTATCAGCGAATATGGCGTAGCGCGGTTTCGGCTCGATCTCGCCACGCGCGGCCATGAGCAACATGGTCGTGCTTTGGACGCCGGCTCCCAAACTGATCACGTGCATGCTCTCTCAACCTCCATCTCAATCGCCGGCCGCTGCTTCCACCACAGGTTGGCCTGCGCCGGCTTCTGCCGGCCTTTCTTCCGCTGCTGGTACCGCTGCGGCCGGGCCGGATGGACGCCCTCGAATACGTAGCCACGGGATCGGCATACCCGGCGCGCTTCGCGCTCGGCTTCGTGCCGGTGCGGGGACGTGAGCGTGATGACGAGCGTGTGACGGACACCGGCTGTGTCCCGGTACCAGGCGAGGCCGTAGTATTGCGGCATCTTGATCACCTCGCATCGTTGTAGGAATCTCAACCCTTTCTGTCGAATAATGGAGTTGCCCGCACTCACAAAATCCAACGAAAGGAGGATTGCAATGTCCGCATCAACTGAACGACTCAAAGAAAAACTGTCTGAAGCGATGGATGACTTTGCGAGAGAAATTGATTTCCTGTTTGCTGGACCATCGCAAGGTTCAGAGGCCGCCCGCAAGGACGATCTTCACGAACTGGCGAAACAGACTTTTTATCTGTTCGGCCGATTTCGAGACGAGATCGTTGCCCATCTGAAAAAGCTGTGATCGGATGACCGCCAGTGCCCGCTGGCGGTTTATTTATGCCGCATCTGGTACCACTTCTCGATAAATCTGCGCTCCACTTCCTTGCCAACCGCTTGTTCCAGCGCGTCTTTGCTCCAAGTCAGTTCCCTGATTGCCGCTTTGACTTCGCCGATCGTTTCGTTTTTTGTTTCAATTTCAGACAATTTTCCTTGCACCGTTTCCTCGAAGACTTGTCGTAATTGGTCCACGGTATCGTCACCTCCCTTCACAACTCCGGCCCCATCATCGCGGCCGCAAGTCTCGCATACCAGCCAACCCGCCAGCGCCGCTCCTCCGGATACACGACTCGGATTTGGTGGTCGCGACCGAATGCCTCGTGCGCCCGGATCAGCGCGCCGGCCGGTACGACCGGACTGCCACGTCCGGCTCCCCGGTTCTCGCCCGATCCAACCTGGCGCGGTACCGTTCATACATCCGGCGAGCCCAGCGGGCGAGGGGCTGGCGGTTCTGGAGCAGGGCTCGCTGTTCGAGGCAAAGGAAATACATCGCGAGGTTGAACAGCTGAGCTTTGGTCACGCCGTCGACCTCCTTATTCGCTCTTTGAGCCATTGCTCAAGGAATTCCCGCGCCTCCCGTGCCGGGAAGTACCACTTGGCGCCGATCTTGACTTTGGGAAACCTGGGATCGAAGAAAAACTGCTGCTGGATAAAGTTCCAGCTCATACACGTCCGGCGCATCAGTTCTTTCGCATCCCAAAACACCAGTTCGGTGTCGGCTTCTTTGAGCTTCTCGGCGACCTGCCGGCGGACTTCTTCGTGGACTGCAAATTCGTCGATTTGGACTTGTAACATCACGATCACCTTGCAGGGACTCTCACGATGTTTTTGCCAATTCAGTCTTGAATTTGTTAATGAAGTAGATTTGGCCTTTCGGGGTCACTTTGGTCGTCTTTACGGTTCTCACGGTGCCATCCGGGGAATTGATCGTACGCTTCTTGATTTCGAACAAGCCGAGCTCCATCGCTTTCTGCGTTGGGTCGTTCCATCTTTCATCTCGGGTCTTCATCAGATACCCTTCTTGCCGAAGACGTTCGAACAAGCGGTTTTGGCCGATATTAATGCCGTTTTGTTTGAGGATTTTTGCCAGCTCTCCGATCAAGATGGAGTTGCCGGACGTTTCGAGCGCTTCGGCGAAAAGCACTTTCGGCCTGTCCGCTTCGATTTGCGCGGCCAGCCTGGCTTTTTCTTCGTTGGCCTGCTTGAGTCGTTGAGCCAGGTCGATGATCGTATCGGGGTTAAGCAGCACTTCCTCGATTTTTTGTGGGGTCAGGTAGCCACCATGTTGACGGATGGCAGGAAGCACCTCAGAAGTAACCCAGCGTTTGAATTGTTTGGCCTTCTCCTGGATATCAGGATTGTTTCCTTGCTTGGCGGCTCCAAAAATCAAGCTGTAAAGTCCGGATTCGTTGATGAATTTCTTTTGCTGTGTCCTGCCGAGCGAGTCGGTGACTCCGTAGACCGCGGAGTCATCCTCGTCCACGTGATTGGAAATAGCGTCATGAGGTTTTGCAAACGACAAAGCTTTTGCCGCTTCCGTTGCCCCAAACCATTCCGTGCCATCCACAACGATTACCGGCAGATTACCGAACATTGAATGACTGAAAATCTGGGGTTTGTTCATTTTTCCACCTTCCATCAATAAATTGTTCACAAATGGACAAATTTTCTGTGAATTACCAGTTGAAAAAAATCACTTTTTGTGATTTAATCTGCATAGAAGAGCTCTTCGATTGATTTTCCGTAAAAACGCGCGATTTTAATTTTTGTTTCATCACTTCCCTTTCTCTTTTTGGTTTCGAGCATGGCAAGCATTCCATGTGAGATACCGATTGCATCTGCAGCTTCCGCGATTGTGAGTTTCTTTTCTTTTCTTGCAGCAACGAGTGCTCTGTTGTAATTCTTTTCACTGATTGATTTGGGACTCATTGCGCACCTCCAATTTACCATTTGTGATGTTAAGTTTAGTTTATTTCACTATTGGTGATTTGTCAAGGATATTTTCGTGTATAGGAGTGTATTTTTCCATGACCAACTTTACTTTGGGTCAAAGGATTTCTGAGTTAAGAAAGAAGCGTAACATGAAACAATCTGATTTAGCTGAAAGATTAAGAGTGTCCACTAGCACAATCGCTATGTGGGAAACTGGAAAACGTGATCCTGACACTGAAAAATTGAATGAATTAGCTTCAATATTCAATGTAACGACTGATTATCTTTTAGGTCGAAACGAAGTTCAAAATATTCCGATTGAAAATATTGCCGTCACTAAGACTGAAAAAGACTTTTTGATTCTTGCAAGACATGCCGAAGCAATACCTGAAGAAGAAAAAGAAAAACTAAAAAATACAATCGCGGATACGATCGATTTATATTTATCAAGAGTCAACAAGAAACGAGGGGAATAATTTGAAACCAAATTTTCACAGATGTGAAGTATTAGCAACTGAACTATTAATTACGTCAGACGTCCATCAATTTCCTATTGATGTAAGAAAATTGAACTATAAACAAAACCTAATTATTGACTCAATGCAAAATTATGCAGCATTAACCAACATTGATGTAAACGAACTTACTCGAAATGGTCATTATAATGACGCATTCATTATAAAGCGTAAAGACATTTCCATTATCCTTTATAACGAGAAGACACACTCCGACGAACGAAGCTACTGGAATTTAGGTCATGAGGTGGGTCACGCTATACTTGGACATACGAACGATGGTCCTCGCGAAGAAGTAGAAGCACATTTCTTCGCATCTCACCTTTTCATGCCCGACCCAATTATCCATGAACTTCTGGTAAGAGGAACTGCAATTACTGAAAAATTTTTAATAAAAACATTTGGAGTTTCAGAACAAGCTGCGACTAAAAAAATAGAAACAATTCGTAAAACTCCGTGGAAGCTTGAAGAAGGTTATCAATTTTATTATAAAGACATTCTACTGTTAAAATTTAACGATTTTATCAATCGAATTGCGCCCAAAATTGAAGATGATATTCCTCCGGAAAACGATTTGTATAGTTTTGGGCCTCGTTATTATAATCCATTTTTTAGGCGGCGACGTAGATATTACGATACATAACCTTAAATAACTGTAAAGGAGATAAGCCTATGGCCTCATTCCGCAAAAGGGGCAACGGATGGGAGTACCGTATCAGGTACATCGATAGGCGCACAGGGAAATACCGAGAAAGAACGAAGGGAGGTTTCCGAACGAAGAAAGAAGCGGAGCTCGCCGCAGCTGCCGAGGAGCTCCGGATCGAAGAGCGCGGGTTTGCAACAAATGGAAATGAACTGATTGCTAACTATCTGGAAAAATGGCTGGAGACGTTCAAGCGTCCGGCCGTGAAGCTGAACACATACCTGGTCCAGGAGCAAAACGTGCGCCTCAATATCCTCCCGCGCTGGGGGAACTACCGGCTGAAAGACATCACACGCACCGAGTACCAGGAGTGGATCAACGAGCTGCGGGAAAAGTACAGCGAGGGGACCGTCCGGCGGATCCACAGCATTTTCTCCAGCGCGATCAACGACGCCATTCATGAATTCGGCATCCTGCGGGATAACCCGCTCGTCAGGATCAAGATCCGCAAGGACGAAAGCGAGGACGCGGAAAAGATCAAATTTTTTACGGTCGAAGAGCTGGGCCGGTTCCTGACCGCCTGCGTCCCGGCGAAAGGCACAAAATACCAGCACTCCCGGCACTATCAGGCGCTTTTCACGCTTATGGCCAGGACAGGCCTCCGGATCGGCGAGGCGCTCGCGCTGACGTGGGATGATATCGACCTGAAAAACGGAACGCTATCTGTCACAAAAACCCTGATCTACCCGCTTAACTCCGATCCTCGGATCACGACACCCAAGACCCGCTCCAGCATTCGGACGATCAAGCTGGACCCGGAAACGGTACGTGTCATGAAGGAATACCGTCTGAACCAACGCGAGACGGTTCTTATGTACGGGTTCAAGCGCTCCGATCTCAACCTGGTTTTCCATCAGCAGGATGGCCGCTGGCTCCGAATTAACGTCGTGCGGGAGTACATGAAAGAGGTTTGCAAACGAGCCGGCCTCCCGCAGCTCTCGCCTCACGCCCTTCGGCACAGCCATGCCGTACATCTGCTCGAGGCCGGGGCGACGATCCGGTATGTGGCTGAGCGGCTCGGGCATGCCACGATCAAGACCACCGAAAAGTACCTGCACGTCACGAAGAAAATAGAAAAAGACGCGCTCGACCTCTATGCCCGGTACCTCTCCTGAAAATTGTGGGCAAATTGTGGGCAAGCGCGCCTTTCCCCGCTGAAAATCCCCGTAAAATCAAGGGTTAGCCAATCGAACCTTCCATCTCGAACTTGATGAGCCGGTTCATCTCGACGGCGTATTCCATCGGCAGTTCCTTCGTGAACGGCTCGATGAAGCCCATGATGATC